CGCGATTTGCTCCAAGGAGGGACCCGAGGAGGTGTGGGAAGAGCTGGGCGATGAGGCCGGGTTGGGCGACCAGGTCTGCGGAGCCGAGTGTAGCGTAGCTGGGCTGCTGGGAATTCCGTAATTCGCCGGGGTATACGGTGTCGTCGGTGCGGAGGGTTGCCCCTGGAATGGGGATTGGACTGGTGCGCTCAGCAGGTTCACCACCTTGTTGAACGCCGATTCCCATGGGTTGCCCTGGGAGTCCGCCGGTTGGGATTGGGGGGCGTATTGAGACGGGGCTGATTGGTAATTGGGGGCTGCCTGAGGTACCGCTTGGGGGTAGCTCGTACCCACTTGGTACGCTTGGGGTGCCACCTGGTAGCTGACCGGTTGGCTGGACGGAGCCGGAGTCACGTAACTGCTGGGAGCTACGGCCACCTGTGCTTGGCTCGTCTGTGGGATCGATTGGACGGTAGCGTCCTGCATAACTCATCTCCTTTTGTAAAGCTTCGAGAGTTCGATACAGATATGGGGTTAAATCCAGTCTGGGATCCGCAGCCATCGGTAAGTCCGGTGATTGCGGGTGAGGGGTCTGCATCATGCCTCCCACCAAGCGAGCGAATGAAGAATAAGCATTCTGCAATTCACCCACCATCCTGAACGGGAACCCAGATAACATCTCGGCCCGCTCCTCATCCGTTTTTGACGGGAAGAGGTATTTCAGTGCTTCAATGCTATCAACACCTAATTCTTGTAAGTTGCGCACCACGATGGAGTTGTTAAGGATGTCCTGAGTGGAATCCTCATAAACAGGCCCTAACCAACGCCATTGAATCGTGATGTCACCATCAGGAATAAGACCCAGCACTCCTGGAGGAATTTGCTGAGTTCTTACACATGCCATCATCAGTTGCTTGATTCTTTCTTCAAAGCCAATGAGAGCATCTTTGTACATCTGAACTTCTTGCTCAGATGCATCTTCTGCTGGTTCAACAGGTTTTTCAAGTCCTGCTGCAGCAGCAAGAGTTTCCCTAAAAAGACGCTCTTCTTGAAAGATGATTAATTCCAGACAACGGCAGATGCCATACGAATAAACGGCAGTTGCTTTTTTCTTAGAGGTAGCAGCTACGCGACCAAATAGTGATTTGTATTCTGTAGCAGTAACACCAGCAGAGATTGAAAGTTCATCAACGCCACCAAGAGCAGTGCGAATCTCTTCTCGATATTGACGAGCAAAGGCGTTCTGGTCTCCAGTGATGGCATCTGGGACGATGTAACCAACCCTATCGTTTGGCTCCAAGTTGGCAATGATGCGCGGGACCCGGATCTGTCCATCAACACCACGACTAATTGGATCTGCCTTGAATGTTGAACGACTTAAAGCAGATGCACTACCAAAGCCAGAGTTTGCTGCAATAGAAGGACGCTGTACAACACCGTCTCCACCAGCTTCAATAAGGTCGGTCTTGGGACGGGAAGAAAGAAGAGTTGGATTACCAAAGAACTGAACGTTTTTCCGCATCGTGCGGATCATTTCATCATGCGTAACAATGTGATTGGCAAGTGCGTCGAACTCACCAACACCTTCTGTAGAAAAACCCTTGGGGTTGTTAAAGATTTCTACGCAAGGAATAAAGCCGAGAGTATTGCGATATGTTTTTGTTTTACCAGGGGTTACACCCATGGGCTGATCAAAAGAAATCTCACCTTCTGAATGAGTTTCTTCAATTGTTTTTCTTTTGATTGAAAGGCGAATATAACGCTTGCTTCCCTGGCCACCAAGGGTGTCCATGCCAGTAATTGAACCTTGATTAATATCTTGATTAAAGCCAAAACCGCTTTTGACTTTATAGCTGTATATGATGACGACCTCATCTAGTTCACCATCAACGTTGTAATAAGAACGATACTCGTGCTTACGAAAGAAGTAAAGACGATAGTTGCTTTGAGTAGGACGGATATAAAACAAGCCCTGGCCGTCACACAAGAAGTAGTCCCAAATGGAATCCAGATGGGTATCAATCTGATTGTATTTGACGACTCGGTCGATAAAGTCTTTTCGTTGACTTCCAAAGTTGTCTTGAGCTGGAAAAAATTCAACACCCTGCCGGATGCCAAACATTTTCATCTGTGCTAAGTGAGCTGCAACAACGCCGGTATCTACGCCAATCCCACCGTCTTTCTCAAGGTAGGAATCAACAATTTCTTTAAGGCGAGATTTAGCGTCGGCAGCCATTAACTATTTTCAACCCAATGGAATTAGTTTAACAGTTTTGATTAGGAAACATATTTATTTAAGAAACCTGCCGGAAGTTGCTGACCAAGTTGAGGCCCCGCGTAAAAACCTGCGTTGCCCGTGGGGGGAGTATTGCCCATTGCTTGGGGAAGCGCACGTTGGGCGCCGGGGACGGGAAATAATTGTTGATCTTGGCGCGGGATTAGTTGAAGAGGAACTTTGTTTGGATCTTCGCTTGGAAGATACTGAAACCTATATCGGGGTGTGCCACCAGGGATTTCAAAACTTGGCCGACCCGCAATAGTGCCTTGCATACCCGCTTCATTACCCATGAACGTGCCGTAAAGACCAGCCATTGTCATACTGTTATCTTGTTTCTATTTTACTCTTCTATTACTTCGTAGCCACTTTCATCATTCAAACAAGAAAGAACAATTCCTTCTCCTTTAAGATTCCATGAGAGAATATCTCCTTCCTGCCAGCCGAGTTCCTCAATAATTTCTTCCGGGAACTGAATAAAAAGTTCTCCGTCTTGATCTTCTTGAATCTCGATAATGTAGCTGGTCATTTCAAAAGGCGATCCATCATTCTGTCCAGCTTACTATTAATTTCCTTGAAGGTGTCATGCATATGCTGGATTTCCCGTAAAAAGTCAACCTTTAATACGTACTCCAGGGGCATGCGGTTGAAGCTATCGTCTAGGTGTTCAACCTTTTTTTCTTGAATCGTCACGCGATCAGAGAGCTGTTTAATTCGTTCATGCGACCTGGATAACAACTTATTAGCGGCCCAGGTACCGCCTGAGATACCTGCAACACCTGTTGTAATCAAGATCGCCAGGTACTCGGGTCCCATGGCAAAAGCTTTTTTTCTTATTCTAATCGTCAGTAATCAACCTGTAGATTACCCTTCTTTGCTAATCCGTTTACGAGCCAGACAAGCGCGTCGACGGTATCGTCGTGACTACTGACACCAAAATTGGTAAGTTCTTCAAACATGGCGGTAAAGTTTCGGTAGCGATTAAAGATAAGTTTTCGATCCTCAAACATACCCATAATTCCTCTAAAACGAGCTAGTTTATCCGCCCTAAAACCTTTGACTGGATGCCAAATTAAATTGTAAAGTCCATCTCCAGTTAAGCAGATTCGTTTGAAGTCAGCTTCCAGGGATGCTTGGTACTGGACAGCTTCTCCCCATATATCACACGTGTTGTAGGTCGGAAAGTAATGACCGTTACTATCTTGTCCAATAATGGACCAATCACTTAATAGTTCTTTTAACGCGTCAAGTTTTTCTAAGTTACCCATCACACGCATGCGACGGTAATCAATGATGTGAACTTTATCACCAAGGCGTCCGCCAAGAACAAATACGGTGTAATCATTCTTTTCTTTAGTACCAGCAGAGAGGTCAACCCCAACCCCAAGGGCATCAAACTCAGTTGCAATCTCAGCTTTAACAATCAGCTCAGGCGCAAGAGACAACTCGTTTTGCCTGACGATTTGATTCATGTACTGGAAAGAAAAAGCAATTGGTGCTTGCCGTTTCTTTTCTTTTAAGTAGTCAAGAGACCACATTTCTGGCCAATAGGACTCTTCCTCTCCGGTGTCTGGATCGCTCTGGATAGCAGAAAGAACAATTTGCGTCCAGTTATTTTGTGAATTAAAAGTCGTTGCATGAATGTCATCATGCCTGAATCTGGTACCAAGACAGATCGCCCTACCACCTTCAAACATGGTTGGTGCAATAACCGCGTTCCAGTTATCCTGCATCATTTTTCTGATGTCAGGGTTGGAAATATCTGATGAGCTTTTGATAGCGTCATCGATGATTACAAGTTGGCTTCGTTTTGAGGTAACTGAACCCTTTAGGCCTGCGGCGCAAAGTGTGAATTGTTCTTCACCAGCGATGTCAATGCCTGCAAAACGGTGGTCAATTGACCAGTACTCATTACTCGTTACGTTCTTGAGTAGTTTTACGGTTGGAAAAACTTCTTGATATCTTTTGCTTTCAATAAGTCTTTTGATGGTTGCAGACTTAGATCGTGCGATATCAACAGTGTACGAAAGATAAAGAATCTGTAAAGGTCTCTTGGCTGCCGTATGCACACCAATGGCCCACGCTGCAAACAAGCCTGCGACAGTGGACTTAGCGGAACCCCTAGGTGCCAATAAATCAATGTTGGGACCAGCAACCTTGAGTAAGCAAGAACTGTCTTGGTTGGTTACCAGGTGCCGGTGCCAATCTTGGTGGTGCTTGGCAGGTGGCTTATCAGCTACATAATCACAGAAAAAACCAAAGTCTTCTCTCGCTTGTTCCAGGAGATCTTCATTATCATGCTTACGAACGCGATGCTTCTGAGCAGCAGCTTGGGCATTACGTCGATAAGCTTGATGAAGATGTGCAGGCACAATATAGCCAGTAAGTTAATTAATACTAACCTACTCTTTTGTTTTGTTGCGTTTTTGCTCTTGATACTTACGTGCTTTATCTAAAGCTGCTTTACGCTTCTCCTTATCGTTCATCTCGGAGCCATCTTCTTTCTTGGCTTCTTTCTTTTTAAAGTGTTCCACCAGTTGAGGTGGCATCTTACCCTTTGTCATTTACTGCCCTGGGCGACGTTACGCATGCGATCTACAAGCTGTTTGTACTCAGGCGTACCAGGATCAGGCAGACGAGTGGAACGACCAGGACCAAAAATAATTCCGGAACGGAAGGGAACATCAGTTGGTGGTTGCTGTTGTTGCATTGATACTATTCATTTAATTGCATTTTAGCCCACACTGACATTGATGCTTCTTGCAGTGGACCTTCAATAGGATCATCTTTGAATACTGCAAGCAACTCACGAATTGCCTGGTCAGCACCAGCCATCAACAATCCTTTGCGGTCCTTGACGATTGTATAAGATTCAACTTGATTAATAGTGCCACGCAATTCTTTTGTCATTGCTGCAAGCCTGGCAACACCCGCATCACGCTTAACGGCAAGGTTTTCAATATCTTCACGCAACTTACGCATGTCTTCTTGGATCTCTTCAATCTCGTTAAGAAGAACACGCAGGTGATCTGGTTTCTTGTAATGAGTCAAAATCCAGGCGTTGCAAACTGTAATAGATCCTCTGTATCCAAGAAACCTGGAATATAAATAAATTTCAATTACGGAGTATGTCTTCTTGGCGAATTCAAGAAAACTTTCTTGGGTAGCAGAATCTAAATTATCTACCCACTGATCAAACAGTTCAATATCGATAAGCTCGTTGGGACTGGGCGTAGTCACGCGCTTCGTCACCTTGCTTAAATTGCTGGGATTGTTCTGCAGAAGTTCGCTGCTCTGTTGCTCCCTTGCCAATAGTTTCTCGTTCTTGCTCACCAGCAGTCTCCATTTTCTTTTTGGAAAATTCGTAGGCAACACCAGCCGCCTGACGATATTTGTCTAGATCAAACCAATCATCAACATCAGTTTGTCCAGCGGGAACACTGCTAGTCATAATAACAAATTACGCCGTTTGTGGCGAAGGAAGTTTTTTGTCTAAACGTGCTTGATCCCGTTTAGATTGCTGAAGACGCTCCAGAAGATTACGATATTTATCCAGGTCAAATTCCGGACCCAAGGGTTGGTTTTGACCTGGAGTTTGCATATCGATCAGAAGTTGGACATCATGCTGGCAAGGCCTTGCGAGAAGATATCGCGACGACCTTCAAGAGATTTCTGACGCTGTTGACGACCTTTCGAGGACTCCAGGCGAGCAAGGAGTTCTTCGAACTTATTGATATCAAAATAGTCGTCAGCGGTAGGCTGGCCGGTAGGAGTTTGTGCCATTATGAAACGAGTGTAGTTTCTTGATTAATTATAGCAATCTTTATTTAACTGAAAAATCCAGAAACAAGGCCAGAATAAAGATTACTTGCTGCACCAATTCTTGCAACAGCTTTAGAGCCTTCATTTTTAAGCGACTGAGTTTCTTTGTCAATTTCACCTTGAAGATTAGTTAAACCGGCACTAAATAAATACTGCCTAGTGTCACGGATGTTTTGAACTTGTTCTTGTAGTTCAAAAGGAGTGCCTGTAACCTCTTGACTAAAATCAGGGGTCGTGACTTTAGTGCGGCTAGCAAGATCTCCAGAGTATTGAGGAAGAAGTGATTTATCAAATTTAAAAGCACGTTTACCTGTTTTTTCACCTTCGGCAGTAGTTGTTTGCTTGCCGAACATTGTGTCATAGTAATTATCCAGGTAGCTTTGATTAAATTTCTTTTGGTACTCAGGACTCTTGGCAAGAGAACCCCTAAAGTCCTCCATGGTCCCGTAGTAACCTTGCTGAAATCGCTCTTGCGCCTTGGAAAGCTCTTCTCCGGTAGCGGACCTACCAAGAAGTTCTTCATACGCTGCTGAGATCCCTGTGGCTCTCTTTCCAGGGAGAGATGCTGTGTACTGTTGAGTCAGCTCTTGGATGTCCGCTTCTGGCGGAGTCATCTCATATTTTGCTGCATAATCACGCAATTGATTAGCAGCAGATTCGTACCCAATTAATCCTTGGGCTAACTGTTGTTGAGTAGTTTGTTTTAAGCCACCATATGCTGCAGCACCTGCAGCTTTGCGTGCTGTTGACTCAGCTTTAGCTTCTTCGCGCTCTGTGGCAGCACGTTCTTCTAAAGCAGTTTCCTTCTCTTTTGTATATTCAAGATATTTCTTGAAACTATCATCGGGCGGCGGTGGTGTGTAAGTAGGCGCTCCTCCTCCCATGTCACTCCTTTATCATACTAACTTTTAATATTTTAACCGATAAAACGGTTACCAAAACTAGTTGGGCCAAACATGCCGGTCAACCTACTTTGGTCTAAAGCAATTTGATTTCTTCGATTTAATTCTGATTCAAATAAAGATGCTTTTTTTGCAGCTTCCGTAGTTTTACTAAGATTAGCTCTTTCTGCTGCTTCAGTTCCATATAACAAATCCTGGGGGCGACTAAAAAAGTTTTTAAATTTTTCGCCTTCTTTTTCTCGTGCAAATGAAATATCGCCGCCAGTACCAGCGCCAAACATTGGTACCCAACGTGCTTGCCCTAAGGACCCAAGTGCTTCTGCTTGTTTATACTGGAGACCAGCTCCAGCCATCATTGCATTTTGGTAAGCAGCTTGAGCAGCGCCTTGGCTTCCAAAGATACCTCCTACTGCAGAGCCGAGTCCACCGACACCGGCCATTGCTATTGAAAAGGGATCCAATTTCGAACCTCCGCTTGAACTACTGCTGTTTAATTGAGAAGATGGACCCCCTTGAAAGGGATTCAAAGAAGAGCTAACCCCAAAAGAAGGATTTGAAAAATACGGATAATCTGGGAAGCTCATTTTATTTTAACTAAGGTATTTTTGGGGCTGAAAAGGAGCAGTAACGAAATTAGCGGAAGGTGTATTTAAAACATTTGCCAGGGATTGAGTACCCATTTGAGAGCCTAAAAGTTTATAAGCTGCATTTTGAGAGAAAATTTGCCCAGGAAGTTGCGCCAGGTTAGCAAGCATTCCGTATTTAAAACGTCTTTCGTCTCTTTCTTTTTCGTACT